TTTAACCTAGACTTTAACGATATCGTTGAAGAAGCGTATGAGCGGGCGGGTATTGAGGTTCGTACTGGCTATGAGTTTCGTACCGCACGCCGGTCTTTCAATATGCTTACGATTGAATGGGCTAACCGTGGCATCAATTTATGGACTATTGAGCAAGGCCAATTCGTAATGAACACTGGGCAGGGCGTCTATGCTTTGCCTAATACTACAATTGATCTGTTGGATCAAGTTATCCGTACACAGGCGACTACGATCAACCAGATCGATATCAACATTAGCCGCATCTCTGAATCAACGTGGTCAACGCTACCAAACAAGCTGGCCCAAGGTCGCCCTATTCAGATGTGGATTAACCGGCAGTCTAATGAGAGTTATTTGTCTACGGCAACTGTAGCAGCAACGATAGCGGCAACAGACACGACTATTACTCTTAGTTCTACTACAAGCCTACCCGCAACAGGATTTATCACAATTGATTCAGAAACAATTTTCTACGCTAACGTCAGCGGTAATCAATTACTTAATTGTTATCGTGGTCAGTACAATGGCAGCACTAATACAACTGCTGCATCTCACGCAATTAGCGCTACCGTAACGGTTAATAACCTCACGTGTGTGAACGTGTGGCCTACGCCCAATGCCCCTGGGGATCAGTATGTGTTTGTCTACTGGCGTATGCGCCGTATGCAAGACGCTGGCAACGGTGTTAACGTGCAAGACATCCCATTCCGGCTGATTCCATGCGTAGTGGCTGGTCTAGCCTATTATGTTGGTTCTAAGCGCGCTGACGTGCCTATGGAGCGTATTGTGATGCTTAAAGCGGCTTATGAAGAACAGTGGACGTTAGCGTCGCAGGAAGACCGCGAGAAGGCTCCTGATCGCTATGTTCCAAGACAGTCGTTCTACAGGTGATGTATGTCAAGTAGATACGCTTCAGGCAAAAATAGTATTGCAGAGTGCGATAGGTGTGGTCAGCGGTACATGCTTAAAAACCTGAAGAAAGAAATTATCAAGACACGCTTGTTCAACATAAAAGTGTGTCCTGAGTGTTGGGACCCTGATCAACCTCAACTGCAGTTGGGTATGTACCCCGTAGATGATCCACAAGCTGTACGAGAGCCGCGTCCTGATGTAAGCTATACACAGTCGGGAACTAGCGGATTGCAGATTATATTAACTAACAGTACAGCCCCTGATGGGTTTGGTTATCCAGAGGGCGGTAGCAGGGTGTTTCAATGGGGCTGGTATCCGGTTGGCGGAGCTAGTAATTTTGATGTGGCATTGACTCCAAACTACTTGGTGGCAACGACAAATGTTGGTACAGTAACAATATCTTAGGAGCTTAAAATGAATGATATGAAACAGGATAAAAAAATGGTGGCTGGTGCTGTACATAAGCACGAGAAAAAGCTGCATCCCGGCAAGCCTATGACTAAATTAGCCAAAGGTGGCAAGACCAACGCTAACATGAAGGCTATGGGTCGTGGTCTGGCTAAAGTTGCTAATCAAAAGCGAGGTTAATTATGGCCACGTTCAGCAAAAAAGTAATGGGTAAAGAAGTTGGCGATGCCAAGGTCTATGCGCCTCCACACACTATGACGGGCAAGCCTGTTAAAGCTGCTTCTAATTCCCGCCCTGACCGAAGCGATGCGTCTACAGTCAATATGTCTGTTGCAGGCATTAACCGCAGATCAGCACCAGAAGCTAAAACAACTGGTATCGTCACCCGTGGTAACGGAGCGGCAACCAAAGGCACAATTGCTAGAGGCCCGATGGCATGAATTACACCGAACTCAGTAGCGCTATTCAAGCGTATACAGAGAACACGGAGACTAACTTCGTGGCGGAGATTCCTGTCTTTGTGATGCAAGCTGAGCAACGTATTTATAACTCGCTGCAGTTTCCTTCGATTCGTAAGAACGTGACAAGTACTGTTGCAATAAACACAAAATATTTAGACTGCCCTCTGGACTTCTTAGCCGTGTATTCTATGGCGGTTGTTGACAGTAATGGCAACTATGAATACTTGCTTAACAAAGACGTTAACTTTATTCGTCAATCGTACCCTAACCCTACAACAGATGTAGGCATTCCTAAGTACTACGCGCTGTTTGGCCCAACGGTATTAAATTCTGTAGTCTATGACGAACTCTCGTTCATATTAGGACCAACAGCCGACGCAAGTTACAGCGTTGAGCTGCACTATTACCATTACCCCGAGTCAATTGTGCAAAGCCCTGTAGATACCCTTGGCGCAATTACTGGCGGCAGCGCATATACGGCGGGTACTTATTTTAATGTACCCTTAACTGGCGGTACAGGTAGCGGGGCGTTGGCAACAATTACTGTTTCTGGCGGCGCAGTAACGGCTGTGACCATTACAAATGGCGGTTTGAACTATACGGCTGGCGGGTCTTTATCTGCCGCCGCTGCGAATATTGGCGGGACAGGTTCTGGCTTTTCAGTGTTAATTAGTACTGTAACTAACTCTGATGGACGGTCATGGCTGGGGGACAACTTTGACACGGTGTTATTGTATGGCTCGTTGCTTGAGGCTTATACCTACATGAAGGGTGAAGCTGACATGATGACGTTGTACAACCAGAAGTTTGTGGAAGCTCTTGCGTTGGCTAAGCGTTTGGGTGATGGTATGGAGCGTCAAGACGCTTATCGTTCTGGTCAGTATAGACAGGCGGTGACCTGATGGCGTTTACCGGCAACTTTTCCTGCAATGTCTTTAAGACTGGGCTGATGAACGGCACGTTCAACTTTACTTCAGGGACGTTCTATATTGCACTCTACACCAATGACGCCACACTTGATGCCTCTACCACGGCTTATACGGCTACGGGCGAGGTTGTGGCTTCTGGGTACGTGGCTGGTGGATTGGCACTCACGATTGCGCAGGCTCCCACGGTAGGAAACTCAGGCAGCACCGCTTATATCTCATTTGACAACGCGGCTTGGACTTCGGCATTAACTTCTCGTGGCGCTTTGATTTACCAAAGTGGCGGTGGCAACCCCGCAGTTTGCGTACTTGATTTTGGCGCAGACAAGACTTCAACTGCAACATTCACGGTACAGTTCCCCGCTGTATCAAACACTTCAGCAATCATAAGGATAGCGTAATGGCACTAGTCACAACTACCAAAGGCGAGATGGATGATTCCTTGCTTGTAAAGCAAGAAGGTTCATTAGATAATGACAACGAAACAACCACATGGGTGGAGTATTGGTTAGATGGCGAACTTGTCCACCGTTCGGCGCATGTTCAGTTAAAGCAAACAGTCACACTCTCGGCTGAAGCCGCATCTCTTACATAAGGAAATATCATGGCAAATACCCAAGCAATGTGCACATCGTTCATGGGGCAACTGCTCAATGGCGGGCATCAATTTGGAGCAATTACGCTTGTTTCGCGTACCAGTTTGACTTCGCCCACTGTTGATACGTTTAAAGCAGCTTTGTATTTAACTTCCGCGACTATAAACGCAAGCACTACAGCGTACAGCGCTTCTAACGAAGTGTCTGGTACAGGCTATACCGCTGGCGGCGTGACTATTACAGGCTCCCCTGCATGGAATGCGCCAACTGCTACTAATACCACCGTAACCGCTGGCACTGCATTTACAACGCCTACGGCTTCAATCACATACACAACCGTGACTTTGGCAACGGCGTTTGACGCAGTGTTGATTTATAACTCTACTCAGAGTAATACGGCTGTCAGTGTTCACACCTTCGGCTCTCAAACAATCACTGCTGGTACGTTTACATTGACTATGCCTGCTAATACTACTGCTGCTGCGTTGTTGCGTATTGCTACAACCTAAAAATAATGTATGGCTAACGCATGGGGTTCCGAAGCGTGGGGCGACGGCAGATGGGGCACCAATGACTTTGATTTGGCGCTCACGGGTGTCAGTGCAACAGGTTTAGTTGGCTTCGGCTGGGGCCAAGGGGCTTGGGGCGATAACCCGTGGGGCGGCTCTAGTTTAGGATTTACTGAGGAATACAGCGGTGCAGGCGTTAGTGCTGTTGGCGATGTAGGTAGCGTCACTGTTGCTGATCGTCTTATTGCTATAACAGGTGTTAGCGCTTCTGGCGCAGTGGGCACAGTAGTTAGCATAAATGTTATGGCGCTGACAGGCGTTGGGAGTGTGGGCAGTGTAGATACGGTTGCGGTTATAAGTACTCTTGGTTTAACGGGCAATGAGGCTTTTGGTCAAGCAAGCCAAGTTATTGTGCCGCTAAACTCCAACCAAGCGTTGGCTTTTGTTGGGACTTTAGCCAATGTAACAACCGTAGAATTGACCGGCATATCTGCTTCAGGCGCTTTAGGGACTATGGGGTTGATTAGGACGCATAGTTTGACAGGTAATTCGGCAAGAGGCAGTGCTGGAGATGTGGTAGCTGTTTACTGGAAATTAATTGATGACAACCAGTCAACAATTTGGCAAAATATAAACACTTCGTAAGGAACGGACATGGCAGCAACAACAACTCTTTTGAGCTTGGTCACCCCCACACAGGGCACGCTCTCTGGTACGTGGGGCGACACAGTCAACTACGGTATTTCTGACTACCTTGACATTGCGATTGCGGGTACGCTGTCTTTTGCGGGTGATGGCGCTATCACACTGGCAAACACCGTAGGTAGCGCATCAGGAAACGCAATAACTTCTACCACAGCCCAGTACATGGTGATCCGTATCACTGGCACGCAAACTGTTACCAAAGTTATTACAGGCCCCAGCTACAGCAAGCTGTACATGGTGGATCACGCAGGCGCTACCAGCGCGGTAACATTCAAAGCCGCCGGGCAAACAGGTGTAACTGTTGCAGTCGGTGAGAAGTGTTTTGTGTACTACAACGGCACTGACTATGTAAAGGTTGCTACCAGCACGGCTGGCACAGTAACAAGT